AGAATATAAAGCATATGCTGGTATATCTAGTACCACGCAAGATGCGGCAATCGACTTCTTAATTCCTAAAATTTCAGATGCTGTAAGACTTTTTTGTAGAAATCCACTACTGGATACACAGGACACAATAACAGAAATATATGATGGCGGAAACTCCGTACTAATCCCATCAAGCGGACCAGTAGTAGGAATCTCCTCAGTGAACTACTCTGCTGACTATGGTAAGACTTGGGAATTATTAACTCAATACCAAGACTGGATATATGTAGAAAAAGAACAGGTAGTAAAATGTATATTTAATTCCGTATTCCCAGCTAGGCCAGCAGGATATAGACTAATCTATGTAGCAGGTAATGATGGGTGCCCAGAGGGTTTAAAACTAGGTGTTTTAGAGTTTATACAATACTATATGCGCCATGAAAGCGCAGTACATTCTAACTCAGCACCAGGCGGTAATAGTCGTCAAATTGAGTATATTACAAATAGTAAACTACCTGCAGCAATTCAACGTATTTTTGATCAGTACGCACTAACGGTAAATTAATTATGAGCCAGCAACAGGCCAAAGCCGTTATTGAAAAATTAATAAAAGATGTTCTAGAATCTGAAAGCCCTAGAGTTAAACTTGATGCAACATTTCATGTACTAGATTTAAGTTATGATCACGTATTAAAAGTTAATAAACTTAAAGATACACAAATAGCTAAAGAGTCATATATAGAATTTATACAGGCTGTAGAATTTTTAACTAAAAGAGCAGACTCATTAGATGCGGCCATAGCCGCTAGTAGAAATAATAGAAATATTGGCCCTCAATTTATATCAAGTACAAGCTTACTAGTATGTTTAAATTTTGGTGCAGCAAGAAGTAAAATTACAGAAATATCACGCAGTATACCTAATAACAAATATTTTGGAATATCTTACAGAGAAAGAACTTTAGAGGAACTAAAGTATGCCTATAAATTAGAAGAAGGTAGCTCTCTAATAGATATGAGAGATAAAACATTCTTACTAGATAACGGCAGGGTTGGAACAGTACAAGAAGTAAAAACTGGAAAACGTACTAGGTTTGAGTTAACTGAAAATCCAAATTTAGGACCTTTTACTCACGTACTTGTACCTATCCCTACAGATGATTCAGTATTTAAACTAGAGGCTATAGCCCTACATAGAGGTGCACAACTTGCCCATACTGATGGAGTTATTACTTTAGGTAGTAATAAAGATTCTAATATGGGACCAGTAGGTGATTTTCCAAAACTTAAACGTGAATGGTTATCAAAGCTAGACCTAGGACACTTATTTAAGAAAGATACCACAGGCGGTAGAACTCCTCTAGGTGAGAGACTACAAGAGGCTTTTAAATATGAGGGTCTGAGTAGTTCTGCTAGATCTATGGTGCAGCAGTATATAGATAAATTAGATAAAGCACATGGTGAGGTTACTTATGTATTCCATAATCAAGCACCAGATAGTGGCGATTCTAAAACTGTAGGAACTGTAGGTATAGTTGTATTATCTGTACAATTTTTTGAATTAAACAATGAATTAGCAGTAGTTGAGGCAAAAATTAAACGAAGTATAACTGAGAAGTTTAAAAAGATTGCTGCAAAATTACCGGGTAGTAATACTATTGTTGAAGATATTGTAGAAAAGACCAGAAATAAAATAGTTAATGCATTAAATGGTAAAGTAAAAGTATTAAAGAAACATAGCTCTGTAAATGGTAGTATTCCTATGAAGGATAAATCACTACCAAAACCCACAAATACTGGAATTAAGGGCACAAATAAAAATAAGATTAGTTCTCATAAAAAAACTATTAAAGTAGTAAAAGAACCTGCAAATATTGCATCAAATATAGTTAGTTTAACCTCCTTACAATCACTTATAAACCAGCATTTACAAAATGTAATCTCCGCTAATATGGGTGATGGCTCAAGTAAAAGAATCTTAAACTACCGCACAGGTAGATTTGCAGAATCTGCAAAAGTGGAATCAATGAGTCAAAGCAGAGAAGGTATGATTACAGCTTTTTATAGCTATATGAAAAATCCTTACCAAACATTTGAACCAGGATTTAAGCAAGGCTCTCCCAAAACGCGTGATCCTAAATTGCTAATATCGCAATCAATTAGAGAAATTGCTGCAACAAGGGTAGGTAACCAATTAAGGGCACAGGCATTATGAGTCGCAGAACATCAATACTTACTGCACTAGCAGATAAGTTTAAAACCCTATTAGATGGTACTACTTATCCCTCAAATGTTTACGGTAATGCCTACGCTAAATTAAAATTCTGGGATGAAGTCAACGACTTTCCCTGTGTTTATATGAGTCCAGGTGGCGAATATCGTCAATATGAGCCAGGCGGCTTTGCTTGGGGCTTTTTAACTGTAAGCGTAAAAGTTTACACTCGTGGTGAAGATGCTCAAATGCAGCTAGAACAGTTGCTAGAAGATATCGAAAATGTAGTAGATCAGAATAGATCTCTAGTATACGACACCACACATAACTATGAAACAACTGAGATTTTAGTTGTTTCAATCACAACAGATGAGGGTTTACTACAACCCTATGCCGTTGGAGAAATTAACTTACAGGTTCGTTATCAGATTATGTAAGTATGCGTAGCTTTAAGCTATATAAGAAATCGTATCTCAAATGCGCAAACACAGATAAATATCTCGTAATGTGCCGATGAGTACATAAAATTAAAGGAATAGACAAATGGCAACATTTAATCTAGTTAGAAATAGTAGAGTATTTTTCACTACTAACGTAAATGCATCAACTGGTGTTGTAGCAACAAGCGGCTTTACTACTGCAAATACACAAGAATTACAAGTTCTTGATGGATTTACTTTTGGTCAAACTTCAAATGCTGATACAATTACTATCTCCGAAGCAGGTTCTACACCTGTTCGTGGACAACGTTCATTCAATACAAGTTTAGCTCAAGCAGATTTCTCATTCTCAACCTACATTCGTCCATATAAAGATACTAATGTTAAGTGTGAAGAGGCTCCACTATGGAATGCCTTAATGAGTTCAGTACCTATGGATATGTCCCCTGGAGTACCTACACTACCAGCAGCCAGTTCAACAGGACCAGTAGCTTTAGACTTAACTGGTAGTGCAGGTAGTACACCAACTTCAGTGACTTGGACTGCAGCATCTGGTTCTACGCCAGGATATTATGAGTTTGCAGTTACTTCAGGATTAACAAGTACGCTAAATCCATTAGGCGAGACCTTAATGGTTACTGGTCATGCTGATACTAATCGTAACATTGCCATGAAAGTATATGAAATTACTGCAACGGGTTTCAAGGGCGTATGGCAGTCAAATCCTACAGTTATAGTTCCAGGATCTACCGGTAGTGGCGGTATTGCTGGTGATACAGTAGGTGGATGGGAGAATGTAGTATTTACAAGAACAGCATGGAATACAAATACAGCTCAAGCAGAAGTTAGTAGTTCATTAAGTAACAAGAACCAACTAGTTAAGTTCGGTATGATAATGGTAGTTGATGGTATTACATATATTATTGATAACTGCTGTATGAACCAAGCTGTTATTGACTTTGGTCTTGACGGTATTGCAATGATAGCTTGGACTGGGATGGGAACTACTTTACGTCAAAGCGGACCACTAAGTGTAGCTTTTGCTGCAGCCCCTTCTTCAGGTACTACTACTCAGAAATTAACGGGTGGAGCAGTTACTGGTGATTTAACTGGTTCAAGTTATACTTATAAAAACACAAGTGCTGACTTCATTACTAATAAATTGAGTACCGTTACCTTAATTTCGGGTATTAATGGAAAAGTTAGTGGCTCTGCAGGTACTACTACAAGCTTAGCCCTAACCGGTGGATCTATCACAATTAATAACAATGTTACCTATGTAACACCTGCTAATTTAGGAGTTGTTAATACTCCAGTAGGATATTACACAGGTACTCGTGCTATTACTGGTAGTGTTACTGCCTACTTACGTACAGGTTCTACCAATACAGCTGGATTATTAAGTACTCTACTAAGTGCGTCAACCAGTTCGGCTGGTGTTGAGCCAAAGTATCAACTAGTACTATCTATCGGCGGCTTTGCAGCTACAACTAAGGTTGAAGTAGAAGTGCCAATGGCATTCTTACAGATTCCAACAATTGATGCTGCAGCAGTTATGTCAACAGCTATCAACTTTACTGCAGAGGGTCAAGACTCTACGGGTAGTAGTATTGATATCGAGTCTGCTAATGAATTAGAAATTCGTTACTTCAGAGCCTAATATTAGGTTTCATAGATACCGGCTTGATCACCGGTATCTCTTTTTAGTGTATATTATAAAAATAGGATAATTATCAATGTCAAATGCAGCTCCTGCTCTTTCGTTAAAAAATCTTTTAGTACCAAGTAAAACAGTAGAAATAGACTACCCTGGACTAAATGGATTCAAAGTTAACGTAGTATTCCTTTCCCGCGAAACCCTAGTAGGTATTCGTAAGAAAGCAACAAAAACAACCTATAAGAATCGTCAACCTGTAGAAGAACTAGACGATAAATTGTTTTTACAACTATACACAAATGCGTGTATTAAAGGTTGGAAAGGCTTAAAACTTAGTTACTTAGAGCAACTTGCTCCAGTAGATTTAAGTGGTCAAGACGCCGACGCAGAACTAACATGGGATCAAGATAACGCCTTATTTTTAATGCAATCCAGTGCTAATTTTGATGCTTTTATTTCAGAAACAGTTACTGAGCTATCAAATTTCACGAAGACCAGTACATCGAATTAAATGAAATGTTAAAATCCTATTTTCAAAATAGCACTTTAGGAATGACTAAAGATGCCTATTTTGAAATGTGCGAGGCCCTTGGTAGTGAACCAGTAGAGTCTGAGATACCAGTAGATTTTCAAGATCTACCAGTAGACGCACAAGAAGCCCTTCAAATCTATAATAAATTAAGAGATGAATGGGATGGGTTTAATGGAGTATACTTAGGTAAGAACTATGCAGGTATACTCGATATATTTACTATATTAGATGTACCGGTCGAAGATAGACGAACACTGTTTGAACTATTAAATATGATCGATAGCCATAGAATGACATCATTAGCTGAACAACGTGAAGCTAGAAAGTCACAAAAATGAAGAACCCCTGTACTGAAAGGTACAGGGGTTTTTTTATGAGCGAAAAAAATTTACTTATTGACTTCTACTTCCGTAAGTGGTATAATTGGGGCTGTGAATATTAAGACGTAAAATTTTACGTTTATGAAACAAGGGGAACCTATGGCAGACGAAATCCTTATAGGCATTAAAGCTAGTGATGGTGGCAGTATAGACGCTATGACCGTTAAGGCTGAAAAGCTAAATAGCATAATGGAAAAGGTAGCCGCTACTGCGGCTAGTATAAGAATACCTACTATGGTTGCACAGGCACGAGAAGAGGTAGCAGCATCACAAGGCCTAGCACCAAGAGTTAGACAAAGGTCTAGTGCTGTAATGGCTGCAGCTGGTCCAGGGAATACTGCTAGCGACACTAATTTAAGTCGTGGAGTAGCTGGAAATACTGGTGCAAGTGGTAGAGATTTTGCAGCACAAGCTCAAGGCTTGGGCGGGCTTGTTCACGTCTATGCAACCTTTGCTGCTAACTTATTTGCGGTAAGTGCTGCATTTAATGCACTATCTAAAGCTGCAGATACCTCAAATATTATTAAGGGATTAGACCAACTAGGGGCCCAAAGTGGTAGAAGCTTAGGCGGTTTAGCTAAATCAATGGTTGTTGCTGCTCAAGGAGCAATAAGCTTAAAAGAGGCTATGACCTCTACAGCTCTTGCTACCTCAGGTGGTATGACTAGTGACATGATAATAAGAATGACTGAAGTAGCTAAGAAAGCTTCTCAGGCACTAGGTAGAGATATGTCTGACTCTATGGATCGTTTAACAAAAGGTATTGTTAAAACCCAACCAGAATTATTAGATGAACTTGGTATTATGACCAGAGTTATTCCTGCACAACAGGAATATGCTCGTCGTTTAGGTATAAGTGCAGACTCTCTTACAGATTTTCAGAAAAAACAAGCTTTTGCTAATGCCGTTATTGAAGAAGGCGAAAGAAAATTTGCAGGTATAAAGCTTGATGTAAATCCATACTCTCAACTAGCCGCTAGTTTTAGTAATATAGCGCAAGCAGGGTTAAGTTTAGTTAATAACGTACTTGGTCCAATAGCTAAAGTATTATCAGAAAGTCCTACAGGTTTAACTTTAGTTTTAACTGGGCTTGCCGGAATTTTACTAAAGCAGGCAATACCTGCTCTTGGACAATTTAGAAAAGGTTTACAGGATGTAGCTGATCAAAAATTACAAAAATTACAAGATATTGCTATTAGAACAGGTTCTGGGGAATCGGGGACCTATGACTCTAAAGTAATAGATAGAGAAGAAGCTGCGTTTAAACAAAGAACTAAGTATGCTACTGCAAGTGCGGAAAGACAAAAAGAATTAGATATAGAAGTTGGCAAAATACACGAAAGAGTTGTAAATGAGTCAATAGCGCGCTCTCAAAGAGCCCTAAGTAAAGAAAATAATGCTCAAACTTTATTAAATAGAAATTTAAAAGACGCTGCTACTGCTAGAGCACGTGTTAATGTTTCAGAAACAGCTTCCGTATATGGTACAACAGCAGGATTTAGAGAACTAAAGCATCAATATGAACAATTAGGAAAAGCAAGTGAAATTACACTTGGCGGAAATATAAAACAATTAGTACCCCCTGTAGGGGCTTTAGGAAAAGGTTTATTTTATGCAGCTGGGGCTGCAGGCATTTTAGCGACCGCATTTGCTGAATTAATGGCAGTAGCTGCACCATATATAGCAGTAACTTTAGCAATTGGTGCAGGTATGTCTTTACTTGTTGATCACTATACAAAAGCTGCAGCAGAGACTGAAAAGTTTTCTGGAACTGTTGATATGGTATCAGAAGCTACAAAAACAGCAGCTGCAACTATTGACCTAATTAATAAAAAACCTTTCTTAGAACAAATCTCTGTAGAAAGTGTACAAGCAAGAGCTAATGCTACAGCGGGATTAGCTGATAACATGGTTAAATTGGGTAAAGATTATAAAGCTATGCAAGATAAAATGGGTGAAAAAAGCCTATTAAATGCAGACTTTCTTTCAGATCTCAGAATAGGAAATGTACTATATCAATCTTTTATTGGTGTATGGTATAAAGGATTAGACGTATTTAAAAATACAAATACAATGCTTAGTAAAACAGCTGAAAATTATTCAAAGGTTTTAGCACCAGCTATAGCAGAAACTTTTGACACAGTAAAAGGTACTCGCTTTGAGAAAGAAACAAGAAAAAGTCTAGAAAAAGTATTTGGTACTGCAGTTAGAGGTTTTAAAGATGCAGATGATCTTAGAGAAAGACTAGGAAAAATTGGAGACGATTTAATTGATAAATCACCTAAATACTTTAAACTTTTTAAAGAAACTAGTGATAGTTTAAATAATATAGCTTCTAGAGCTACCGAAGCTAAAAGTGCTCTTGATCAAATGAATAAATCATTTGATACTGTAATGGGTACGTTAGCTCCAACAGATCCATTAGGTAAACTTGGTGAAGATACTATTAAAGCTTCACAAAAACTTAGTGAAGCTTTTAAAGACCCTATTTCTTCCTTAACTACATTTCAATCAATAATAAAAGATGTTCAAAATTTAAGAATATTGCCACCAGAACTTGCAAAAGAGTTACTAGAAGCTAAAGCTAATTTTGAAGGAAATGCTAAAGCAGTTGATGAATTAGATAAAAAACTAGAAAAGCTTCAAGCCACCGAAAATGCAGCAAGAGAAAAATTAAAAACTGCTAAAGGTCAAAGTGATTTAAGTACTGTACCTAAACGTAATGCTCAAGCAATTTCTGCAATGCCATCAAGTATAGTAGGCCCACAAGATTATACTGGTATGACAGTCGAAGTCCCAGCATCACAGCCTAAACTAAATGCGAATGTACAAGAAGCAGAAAAACTACTTAAAGTTGCCGAAGAAAATAAAAAAGATACTGAGAGAAGAAGAGAGTTATTAAAACAACAAAATAATTATGAGGACCTTTTCTTAAGAACACAAGTAGCCTATCTTCAAAAAGGTGCAGAACTACTTGCCGCCTCAATTGGAAATCAAGTAAAAAAATCTGCTCTAGAAGTATCCCAAGGTATAGCATCTAATCTGAATAATACCGAATCAGGTTTAAAAATGCAAGCTACTATACAAAAGCAATTAATTGATGTAGAAATAGCAAATATTCAGGCGACACTTGACTTAGCTAAATCTTCCCAAGAACTTACAAGAGTTATCGAGATAGCTAATGCTAAACAGGATAGGGCCAATGATACAAGAGCATTTGAACGAGGAGAAATGCAGCCATCAGAATACCGAGATAGAGGTATAAAAAGCCTTCAAACTGAAAGAGCCGTACAACTGTCTTTAACAGACCCTAGGGTACAGACAGTTGAAGGTATAATTGCACTTACTAAAGCTTTTAATAAACAATTAATAGATAAAATAACTCCTGAAATAGCATCAAAACGGGCTGTAGAACAAAAAGCCAGCGGGAAAAAAGTAGAGGAGTATGTTAGTCCTGCACTAATGCAAGCTGCACAAATGAATTTAGAGTATGTTGGAAAAACAGCGGCTGGCAAGGCAAAAATGATTGAACTTGGTGGCAAAAAGACTTTAATTGATGTTAATACAGAGAAAGCTATATTTGAATTACGTGCAAGGGATGCAAATCAATTATTAGATTTAGATATTAAACGTACTAGTATACTTTCAAATCAGTTAGATATTATTGCCTCAAGATCCGAATATCAATCAAAAGAACTTATAAATTCTAAAAAATTAGTAGAAGATGACGTATCTTCTCTAAACCTACAAAAAGAAATAAATACAATTCAAGGTCAAATTAATGATGCTGCTTCAAGAAGAGACAGAGTAGGTGCAAGTTCCAAACTTGGTCTAGAAGAGAGTAAAGCTATTGATAAATATAATATAGATATAGAGATAAAACGAAAAGAATATGATATTGATAAACAAGTACGTGAACAAAAGTATCAAGAATTACAAAGAGCAGGAAGAATTGCTCAATATAATTTTATTAAAGATATGGAGTTAGCGGAATTAAATATTGCTAATATTAGATTAGGTATAGCAAAAAGTTATTTATCTGAATATTCGGATATATTTAGTGCTATGCAAGCAAACATAGACATACAAACTCTTGAATTAAATAATAGTAAACTAATAAATGCTGAACTAGAAAAACAAAAAAGTGCTGAAAAAGAACTTAGTGAACTAATAAGTAAAAAAGTAGAAAATAATACTACATTTACTATACCTACTGTAGATAATTCTGCTGCTATAAAAACTATCAATAAAGACTTATCAGAACTTGAAGCTTCATATAATAAAATGCAGAATAAGATTATGTCTAGTCCAAAACTATGGAAACCTGGCACAGAACGAGATGCTGCTACAAAAGCGTTAAGAGATAATATGGTTAAGCTTAGAGTAGATAAAAAGAAGGAAATAGATGCCTTAGAAGCAGAAATGAGCTCTTCTTTAAAAGCCTCTACAGAAAATAGAACTAAAACCAATCAAGAAATCGATGGTAGAACTTTAGCGCTACAAGATCAAATAAGTCAAGGTCAACAAAAGAGATATTCTATAGAACGTAAAAATACCGCTGATATTGCTGCTATAATTACTAAAAGTGAACAAGAAAGACTAAAAGGAATTGAGGATAGAGCAAAAAAAGAAAGAGAAAATGCTTTAGCTAATAAACAATTTTTATTAGCCTTAGATCAAGTTAAAAATCAAGCAGAACTTGATAAGATTGATCACTTAACCGCTATGGGATACCTTACAAAAGAAAGTGAAGCTAGATTAAAAGCTGAAAATGCTGAAATAGCCTTTAACCTTAGCCAAGAAAATATACAAAATGATCTTGCAGCAAAACAAGTAGAAATAGATAATGATAAAAGAGTAAGATTAGATAGCTATTATAAAGCTATTAATGAACTAAATGATAAGACATTAGCGCAAGAATTAGCAAATATAAAAATACGTGACGATGCTTTAAAAGCATTAAATACTAAAGCTCCTACCGTACTTACTCAAAATAGCTCACCAGGCTCTACTGCTCCAGTAGATACTACAGCTGCAACAGCGACTATAAAAGCTGATTTTAGAGCAAAACAAATAAAATTAATAGGTAATGAAACTGCAGAACAAGTAGAACTATATAAGGTCGTTAATGCAGGATTAGCACAAGCTCAAGATGCTCAAGATAGAGCAACTGCTACTGCTAGTGCGCAAGCAGCACAAGGTAAACAAAAACTAGCTTATACTAAACAGCAAGTTGAAGAACAAAATAAGTTAAATAGTGCTCTAGAAATTGCAAATACTCTTATTCAATCTTCAGTAACTGTTTCTAAAAGTTTAACTAATGTTATGGGTGATGCAGGAAAAAGTCTTGGAGATATATTTACTAAAATTGCTGAAACTGTAAAAGATCAGACCACATATTTACAAGATAGAGTTAAAGCAGAACAACAACTTGCTAATGCACAAAAGGGTAGTGAACAGGATAGAGTTGCAGCCGTTAATAACTTAACCAGATTAGATCAAAATAGATATAGTGGTATTATGGATGGCGCTGCAGAGATAGCAGGAGCAAGTAAAAGTTTATTTGATAAAGAGAGTAAACAATATGATACTCTCCGTAAACTTGAAATACTATTACACTTATTAAAACTTGGTCATATGGCAGCAGGCCTAGCAATAAGCCTAGTTAATATTGCAAAAGAGACGTCAGCTAAAATATCAGGCGCATTATTACAAAGAAGTATTACTACAGCAGCAGCTGCAGCAGCACCTGTTGGTAATGTAGTTGCAAATACTGCTACTGGTGCTGTGGGCAGTGCTGCGGGCAGTGCAGCACCTGCTATACTTACTGCAGGTTCAGCACCAGGTGCAGCCGCAGCAGCAGCAGGAAGTACTGCAGCACCTGCTATACTTACTGCAGGTTCAGCACCGGGTGCAGCCGCAGCAGCAACTTCTGCTGCGGGCGCTGCAACAGGTATTGGAGCAGCGGGTGCTAATATGGCAGCTGCTATCCCCTATGTAGCAGCTGCTGTAGTAGCTATAGCAGTACTTAAAGGACTATTTAATAAAGATGAGAAACCCATGCCCACTACTGCAGATATGGCAAAAGTGCAAGGAACTGGTCAAGAGTATAATAGTGCAGGTGATTTAGTCAGATCAGGTACTGGATACTTTGGAGATTCCGGTAAGGTAAACGAGGGTATCAAAGATTCTATTGATATTTTAAATAAGATACAATATGAAAATTTACAATTTACCAAAAGTAAAGTATTAATAGCCCTAGAGGGTATTAGAGAAAATACTAAAAACTTTGTTACAGCTGTAGGGCCAATTGCTTCAATTGGTGGAGTAAGTAGTTTTGGTACTAGGGCTGAGGATAAGTCTGGATTTTTAGGATTTAATAAATCAAATACAAGTATTGAATCAGCCGGAGTAAGTATAACAGGTAAATTAGGAGATATAGTAGATAGACTTGGGGGAACTTTTAAACAGTTTGAAAATGTAAAAACTTCAAGTTCATCTTTTTGGGGATTATTTTCCAGCAGTAATGTAACCAAAAACGAAAAAGATTTATCAGGTATAGCTCAAAATTATATGCGCTCTACTTTAGGTAACTTTAGAGAGGCATTAGCAAACTCTGCAAAAGTATTTGGTAAAGATGGATCTGCTGTAAGAGCTATAGTTAATGAAATAGATATTGGATTCACAGCCTATCAAACTGGTGAAACTGATCAACAATTTGCTGCCCGTATTGAAGCAGAAATTGGTAATAAGATGGATAAAGCCGTTAAAGCCTTATTCCCCGGAATAGAAGCTCTTGCAAATAAGTATGCAGCAACTGGAGAAACTTTAACCTCTTTTTCAGCTCGTGTTCAGGTTGAAGCAGAAAATATAAAATTTGCTATGCAATCAATTGGGCAAAAGTATAAGCCTGATGAGAGTAGTGCAGATGCCTCTATGGCAAGTAGAGCTACCGAACAAAATCTTATTAAAGTTTTTGGTGGTTCTGATAAGTTTTTTGCAGATATTAATAAATATGGTAGTAGTATGCTTACTGAAGAGCAGAGATTAGCACCAGTTAGAAAAAATGTTAATGATAAGTTAATAGAATTATTTCCAAAATTAGAAGCAGGCGGTAAAAGTTTAATAACTACCCGTGAGCAGTTTGACTCATTAAGAAATGGAATAGATGTAACAAATCCAGCTATGGCAGATTTATTCTATCAAATGACTAAGCTAGGCCCCTCATTTGCCGATGTTACAGAGCAAACTATAAAATTAACTGAAGCTGAATTAAAGAAAAGTAAACAAGACCAACTAATTACAATATTAAACCTAAAAGGTGATGAAGTTAGTATAGCAAAAGCCCTAACCATAACTAGACAAAAAGAACTAGATGGAATGGATGCTTTATTAAAACCTGCTCAAATGTATATCTACGGATTAGAAGATGAGGCTAAGCTAAAAGGTAAGTTACAAACTGCTTATGATAAACTTAAAACTTCCATAAATAGTACTGTTTCAAGTCTTAAAAATTCTATTATTTCATTAAATGAATATAAGAAAAGTAGTCAGTTTGGTGATAAGAGTACTTTAACTGCTCAACAGCAGTATGATGCAGCAAAATCACAATTCTTAAGTACTGCACAACTTGCTAGTCAAAAACTAGATAGTTCAGCAACTACAGACCAGATAGCGGCAAGAGATAAAGCACTAGGTGCGTTACAAGGAGCTGCTGAGGAGTTAAAAAATCAATCTAGACTACAGTTTGCAAGCAGTGATGCTTATAAAGCCGATTTTGACCTAATACAAAAAGTAATAGATGATACTACTACTTCTTTAGAATCACAACAAACAGATGCAGAAAAGCAACTAGAAAAAGCTACTCTAAGCGCGGGATATTTAGAAACTATTGATGAGAGTACAAAAACTACAGCTGAGTATTTAAAACAGTTCTTAACAGCACAAGATGCCTATACCTCAGGATTAACTGCCTTAGGATCAATAAAACCAGCAGATCTGGAAACTGGACTAGCATCACTTAAAACTGATATAACTCCAGTAGTAACTACACTTGGTGCTTTAAGTACTAATTTTGATCAATCTATAACTGGGTTAGGAGAAGCTTTTGGAAGCGTAATGACTACTACAGCTAGTTCTATTAATTCAACAGCTACTATTAGTGCTCAACAAATTATTGATGCTCTTAATACGGCAAGTAATGCAGCTAATGATGAATATAATAATAAAAAGGCTGCAGAAGCTGCAGCAGTTGAAGCAGCTGCAAAAATTGATGCTGAAAATGCAGCTAAGGCACTAGCTGCTGCTGCTGAGGCAGCTGACTTAGTACTTAAAGCTAGTTATAGTGAGTTCCTAAATGTAGATCCTAGTAATGGTAGTCATGGTCATGTCGAAAGTTACGCAAAAGGTGGGCTGGCCTCTAAAGGCGTCAACTTAGTAGGTGAAAAAGGACCAGAACTAGTAGACTTCCAAAATCCAGGAAGAGTTTATACAGCAAGTCAAACAAATATGCTTGGTGATAATACTCTATTAGTTAATGAGATAAAAGCTTTAAGAGACGAAGTAGCTAAACTGCGAGACGAACAAAGAGAACAAACAGGACAAATAATCATTAGTAATTACGATGCAAATAAGAAAAATGCAGAAGTAGTAGCCTCTACAACAGAGTCTGTTGCAAAGATGCAGGAATGGAAAGAACGATCAAAAGTCGTTATTTCTTAATAAAAAGCCCCAGTACACCTGGGGCTTTTTTGTGGGCAACAAAAATTATACTTGACCAAAACTACCTAATCGAGTATAATATAGTAGATTGATTTAGGAGTCGTTATGGCAGCAAATTATACTCAAGCTTGGCTTGAAGCACCTACTAGTATAAGAGGATTACTAGTTGAAGTAACCGCAGCAGTATATAATTCCTCAACAGGTGCTTGGATAGAGACTGTAATATATTTATCGAATATAGGTTATATAACAGGCGACTCTTCTACAAGTTACTTACCATACTTAACAGGTTCATTACAAACTACAGAATCTTTATCTTTAGATGGTTCCTTATCTATGTCATTTGGTGATATACAGATAGCTAATACCAATGGTGATCTAGATAGTTGGTTAGATAGTACGCAATATATCTGGGTTAATAGACCTATACAAGTTTATTTAGGCGACCCAACTTGGCAATTACAGACACTTGCAGCAGTACACGATACTCCCAACGGTGGTTTTCAAAAAATATTTGATGGTATAGTAGCAGATATTGATTCTAAAGATAGAAGTACTCTTAATATTAAAGTAAGAGATAAACTAGAAAGACTCAACGGTCCTATATCTGATAATAAATTAGGTACATATGGCACATGGGGGCAAGGTCAAACAAATCAAGATACTATAAGACCATTAATATTTGGTGAAGTATTTAATATGAGCCCTCTATTAGTAGGCGGTACAGCTACCCCCCAATACATGTTTCATGATACTAATGTAGGTGTTATTATAACAAAAAGTTCTTCTGGTACAAATACATTAACTTGTACAAGTACTAGTGGATTTGTACTAAATGCACCAATAATATTTACTGGAGTATCAATAACTCCAGCAGTTTATATAGATACAGTATATTTTATAAAAAGTATAGCTGCTAATGGTATAGATTTTACTATATCTGCAACCTCTGGCGGGGCTGCAGTTACACTTACAACAGCTACTTCAGTTACTACTTCAATAATGCAAGGTGAAGTAAGAGTTTCAAGCTCCGAAACTGTATTAGAGATCCGAGATCAAGGTGTACCAATATATACTGATACTAGTATATTTACTAATGCCAATATATCAAGGCCAAGCGGTGCTACCATAGATTTAACCCAAGGTACGTTTATCTTAAGTCAGGGAAATCCAAATACAATAACTGCTAGTGTACAGGGCGCAAAACGAACAGTAAACTTTAGTGGTTCAGGTAGTAATACTACTGCTGCTTTAGTAGAAAATACGTATACTAATAATATAGCAAAAATAATTGCATTAATAGTTACTCAATATGGTACACCAACTACACGTCTTACTTTTGACGATATAGATTTAGATAATTTTAACCTATTTTCAATAGCTAATGCTCAGCCTGTAGGTATAGCTATAATGGATAGGGTTAATACTTTAGAAGTCTGTCAGCAGATTGCGATTAGTGCAAATGCTAGACTATTTATGAATCGTATTGGTAAGCTACAATTAATACAATTAGGTATACCAACTGTAGATCCTAAGGTATATATAACTGATAATGATATTTTACATCATTCATTACAAATTAGTCAAAAAACTTCTGTTATTGCAGCTACTAAAGTAGGGTATTGTAAAAATTATACGCCACAAACTAGTTTTGGTAATACATTACCAAGTACCCATGTAACTAAATTTAAAGAAGAATGGCTATCTAATACAGTAGTAGATACAGTAGTTCAAAGAACATATAAATTAGATGTTCTGCCAGTTCAACTAGATACCTGTTTGATACAAAATGCTGATGCCACTGCATTGGCTACTTACTTAAATAATTATTGGAAAGTACCAAGAATTATATATAGTTTTACTGGCACAAGTAAACTACTATCCCTAAAACTAGGGCAAGCAGTAAATATAACACATAATAGATTTGGATTAGCAACCCTTGTAAATGGAGTAATAACTGGTAAAGATGGCCAAGTAGTATCCATTAGTCCAAATTGGATGGCTGGAACAGTTAACGTAGAGGTAATAATATAATGGCAACTTTAGTAAATGACAAAGATATTGCATTACAAGCCTCACCCTATAGAAATAAGACTACACTTGTAGCAGTATCCTCAACTGTATCTAATTTTACAGTTGCAAAAAATGGTGGCCCTGTAAGTCCGGCAAATACAGTACTAACTGCTGTTCCTAATGTTGTATTTACTAATGCTGCAACGTATACTTGGGATTATTCATTAAACACTAGCCCTACCACTTGGAAAGGTTTTGTAGGGGGGCTTATACCTGGTACTACAACATTTACTAAAAGTATTAACGCTGTAAGCATAGACGGAACTGGAGTATATAATAATGTAACTGGTACAACTATTACGGGTACTGGATCAGGTGCAGTATTTAATATATCAAAAGGTGTAATTGGTACTAATTATAGTAATGCAAATATAACAATAGTTAATGGTGGTACGGGGTATCAACCTGGAGATAAAATACTTATATCAGGCACAAGCTTAGGATATACTGCAGGAGCCCTACTATCGACAACTACTTTATCTAAGTCTGGTACAGCTGCCACTGCAGCTATTAATGTAACTGGAGTAGTGGGTACTAGTAATGGACCAGGTACAGGAGCTATATTCACTATTGTAAAGGCCGCAGGACAGACTAATTATAGTAGTGCAACTATAACTGTAACAAATGGCGGTAGTGGTTATGTTCAAAATAATACTATTACAATTCTTGGTAGCAGTTTAGGTACGGGCCATGGCAATTTAATATTAACAATTACTGGCACCCCTAGTATTGCTACTAGTAATGACCTAACTTTAACCGTACAGGGACAGGTACTTAGTCTTACCGGAACTACCCAAACAATTACTAATGCTACTATTAAAGGTATAATTGGTTCAAGTAATGCAAGTAGTATAATATTTAGATGTACTGTTACAGAACCTTTACTAGAGTCTGCCTATGGGCAAGTAGTAGTAGCGTACACACAAGAACAAGCTAACTCTGATTCTATAAATATTGAATTATCAAAAGTAGCTGCAACTATTTCTTTAAGTGCTACAGGTGTAGGAGTATACACAGGTACAGGTACTACAATATCCGTAACCCGTGGCGGAACTTCTTTAATATATGATAATAATGGAGGAAGTTCAGTA